AACTTGGCTAATTTCTTCTTGACTTCCTTCCTATAATCTGCTATAATCCTACCATACTTTTCACCACACAGGAGAACAAAATGAAAGAAAGAGTTGTGATTATCGACGGACTTAACTTTTTTTAATTTTTGTTACCTACGCACCTTTATTGTTAATCCTTGCACTATTTATTATAAATAGGAGGATTTGCAATGAGCAAGAAAGTGATTTATGAGATCAGAAACTCAATTAATGACAAGGTTTATGTTGGAAGCACGAAGGATTGCGAAGACAGAAAGAGAACACATTTTCGAAAGTTACGAAGAGGTAAGCATATAAACCAACATTTGCAAAGTGCTTTTAACCTATATGGAGAAGGTGCTATGAAATTTTCCATTTTAGAAGAGGTTGAGAAAGAAGAGGAACTCTTGATTAAAGAGAAAGAGTGGATGGATAAGTTCTTGTCATATGAAAAAGAGTTTGGATATAATTTAATGAAATTAGAAATGGGAGATTTGAAATACTACTCTCATTCCGAAGAGACAAAAAAGAAAATATCGACCGTAAACAAAGGGAAGCCATCACCCCTAAAAGGTAGAAAGCTTTCAGAAGAGCACAGAAAAAATATATCAGAAGCTCTTAAAGGTGTCAACACTTGGACAAAAGGGGGTGTACCTTGGAACAAGGGTGTTCCCTGCACAGAAGAGCGCAAAAAGAAGATATCGTCTGCAAATAAAGGGAAGCCGAGCCATTGGAAAGGTAAAAAGCTTTCAGAAGAGCATAAGGCAAAAATGAGTGAAACCCGAAGCGGCGAAGGGAACCCAAAAGCAGTTATGACTTGGGAAAAAGTTAGAGAAGTAAGAAAAAGATATAAAGAAGGTGGAATAACACAGAAACAATTAGCCGAAGAATATGGAGTATCAAATGGGTGCATTAAAGGAATTCTGCAAAACAGAACTTGGAAGGAGTAAAGAGATGAAAAGAGACACAGAGAGAATAATGATTATTGACGGGTTGAATATGTTTTTAAGAAATCTAATTGTAAATCCCAGTCTTTCAACCAATGGCGATCCGATTGGGGGCGTTAAGGGCTTTCTTGCGTCTGTACAGAAGATGATCAGAGAGCTTAAACCAGATCGGATCATTGTTGCTTGGGATGGCCCGGGCGGCTCTCAGAAAAGAAGAGCGCAAAACAAGAACTACAAAGCTGGTCGCAAGCCTATTCGCTTCAACCGTGGTGTTAAGCTGATGTCCGAAGAAGAAGAGACCAAAAACAAGATCTGGCAACAAACTAGGCTGTTGGAATACATCAACATGATGCCCATTCCACAGATCCTTTTGCAAGGCATTGAAGCTGATGATGTTATCGCAAAGATTTGCAGAACAATGAGAGGCTGTCAAAAAGTGATTGTGTCTAGTGACAAAGACTTTATTCAACTTTGCGACGAAGAAACAGTGCTTTATCGTCCAATTCAAAAACAACTAGTCACAAAAAAGACTGTTCTAGAAGAGCATCAGATCTCTCCGACAAACTTTGCAATGGCTAGAGCGATCGCAGGAGACAAGTCTGATAACCTTGCCGGCGTTCCCGGAGCAGGTTTGAAAACAATTGCAAAAAGACTTCCTTTCCTTAAAGAGGAAAAGGACGCAACCTTTGAAGATATCTTTAAAGCCTGTGAGAAAGAAGAAAAGAAGCTGAAGTTTCACAATGGCATCTTGGAGAATAAAGATCTAATCAAAAAGAATTATGGACTTATGCAACTTTATACTCCAAATATTTCACCAAACAATTCAGCAGTGATCAAAGAAGCGATCGAAGAGATCAAGCCAGACTTTAACAAAACGAATATTATTAAGATGATGAATGAAGATGGCTTCGGTGTATACGACTGGGGCGACCTTTGGAGGTTCTGTAGAAAAAATGTTGTTGACTTGAAGAACAAAGTCTGATAGAATTCTATTTAAACTCACCCCCTCAAGAAACTAATCAAACAGGAGTAGATATGATTAACACACATGACAAGATAGACTTCTCTCGGTTCGGCAAGAAGTTCCAAGAAAGCCTTTGCCGAATTGTATTGGATGATCGCGAGTTTTGTGATCAGGTCTTCGAAGTTTTGAAAGTAGAGTTCTTTGAGGTTAAGTATCTTCAACTCTTCATTCAAGTCATTATTGACTACAAAAGAGAGTTTGGAGTCCAGCCTTCCCGGGACATCCTCGCCACTATTCTACGTTCAGGAATTGAAGACGAGTCAGATGTTTTGAAGAAGCAAGTTCGCGATTACTTCACAAAGTTGATCACAACAACGCCGGATTTTGAGGGTGATGCGTTCATCAAGAAAAAAGCTTTGGACTTTTGCAGAAAGCAAAACTTGAAAGAAGCCATGATCAAATCAGCAAAACTGATCCACTCTGCTTCCTTTGAAGAGATCAGTAGGATTATCAACGACTCTTTGAAACTTGGTTCAAATACAGATTTTGGATATGATTACCTGAAAGACTTTGAGAAAAGGTATGAGGTTAGGTTCCGAAGGCCAATCACGACAGGTTGGAAACAGGTTGATGCTATCACCGGTGGCGGTCTAGGTAAGGGTGAATTGGGCGTTGTTGTTGCCCCGACCGGCGCAGGTAAGTCAATGGCTTTGGTTCATTTGGCTGCACAAGCTCTGAAGCAAGGTAAGACGGTTGTTTATTACACACTGGAACTGGAAGACACAGTTGTTGCAAAAAGATTTGACTCATGTCTCACTGGTGTTCATCTAACTGACTTGAACGATATGAAAGAAGTTGTTTTGGAAAAAGTTCGGGACTTGAAAGGATCTTTGATCGTTAAAGAATACCCGACGAAGTATGCTTCAACTGAGACAATCAAATCGCATCTTATTCGGCTCAAGAACAGAGGAATTGAGCCAGACTTTATTGCAATTGATTATGCCGATCTCTTGAAGCCTGTTCGACATCAAAGGGAAAAGAGACAAGAACTAGAAGAGATTTATGAAGAGTTGCGAGGAATTGCAAAGATTGCAGAGGCAACTTTGTATACAGCATCCCAAACAAACCGTTCCGGCTTGAATGCAGAGGTTGTTACAATGGAGTCAATCTCTGAAGCGTTTAACAAATGTTTTGTTGCAGACTTTATCTTTTCACTTTCAAGAACGGTGGAAGACAAAAATAACAACACAGGAAGAATCTTCATTGCAAAGAACCGAAACGGAGCAGATGGAATGGTTTATCCAATCTTTATGGACACATCAAACGTTTGCATTAAAGTTATCGATGACAATGGAGAAAGTCCATCTGTTGTGATGGACAGGGCAGCAAAGAAACAAGAAGAAAGTTTAAGAGAAAGATACAAGAAATTTAAGAGCAGTCAATAAGGAGACAAATAATGGAAAAGAGTAGTGAAATTTTGAGTGATGTCGTACAGTGGATGAAATACTCCAAATACGACGATAAAAAGAAAAGAAGAGAATTATTTCACGAAGCGGTCAATAGGAACCGCGCAATGCATTTGAAAAAGTTCAAACATATTCCGGGGTTTGAGGAGGAACTTATCAATGCTTATATGACCGTATACGACAAGAAAGTTCTTGGTTCGATGAGAGCAATGCAGTTCTCTGGTAGGCCAATCGAGATCAACCCTGCAAGACAATACAACTGTTCCTATCTTGCGATGGATGATTGGAGAGCCTTTTCGGAGATCATGTTCTTGCTTCTTGGCGGTACCGGCGTTGGCTTTTCAGTGCAGAGTCACCATATTGAAAAACTTCCAGAGATCAAAAAGCCGATCAAAAGAAAGCGACGTTATTTGATTGGAGATTCTATTGAAGGGTGGGCAGACGCAGTCAAGGTCTTGATGAAATCTTACTTCTCCGGCTCCAGTACGGTTGTGTTTGATTACAGCGATATTAGAGCAAAGGGCGAACGTTTGATCACTTCGGGTGGGAAAGCTCCCGGCCCACAACCTCTCCATGATTGCCTTCACAACATCCGAAAGGTTTTGGAAGCAAAAGAAACTGGAGAAAAGTTGACTTCTCTAGAAGTTCATGATATTGTATGTTATATTGCTGACGCTGTGTTGGCTGGTGGCATTCGTCGTGCTGCTTTGATCTCTCTTTTTGATTTTGACGATGAACAAATGATCGCCTGTAAGGCTGGCAACTGGTGGGAATACGCGCCACAAAGGGCACGTTCGAACAACTCCGCAGTTGTTCTTCGCCACAAGATCAAAAAAGAAGAGTTCTTGAAGTTTTGGGAGAAGATTGAAGCTTCTAACTCCGGAGAGCCGGGCATCTATTTCTCAAATAATGCTGATCGCGGAGTAAACCCATGTTGTGAAATCTCCCTGAAAAGCCACCAGTTCTGTAACTTGACTACTGTAAATGTCTCAGATGTTTACGATCAAGAAGAATTGGACAAGAGAGTAAGGGCTGCTGCGTTCATAGGGACGGTTCAGGCAGCGTATACGGACTTCCATTACCTCCGAGATAGCTGGAGGAAGGTTACGGAAAAGGATGCCCTTATTGGCGTTTCTATGACCGGTATCGCATCCGGTGGGGTGATGAGCCTTGACTTGAAAAGAGCAGCGCAAGTTGTCAAAGAAGAAAACGCTAGAGTGGCAAAGATGCTTGGCATCAATCCCGCCGCAAGAACAACTTGCGTGAAGCCTGAAGGAACTGCTTCGATCATCTTGGGAACCTCCAGCGGCATCCACGCTTGGCACGACCGGTATTATATTCGTCGTGTTCGAGTTGGAAAGAACGAAGCGATTTATCCTTACCTGAAGGAAGTTGCTCCTGAAATGTTGGAAGATGAATTGTTCAACCCTTCGGCACAAGCTGTTATCAGCGTCCCACAGAAGGCTCCAGAAGGCGCTATCACTAGGGACGAAGACGTTATGGATATGCTGGAGAGGGTTCGAAAGTTCAACGTTGAGTGGGTTCAAGAAGGCCACAGAAGTGGACAGAACACAAACAATGTTTCTGCAACAGTCAGCATTGGTCAAGGTGAATGGGAAAAGGTTGGAGAATGGATGTGGGAAAATCGACATAACTTCAACGGACTTTCTGTTCTTCCCAAAGACCTTGGGACTTATAAACAAGCACCTTTTGAAACTTGCACGAAAGAAGAGTACGAAAGATTGCTTGGTACACTTAAGTCGCTTGACCTTTCAAAGGTTGTGGAAGAAATGGACAACACCGACCTCTCAGGTGAGATCGCCTGTGGTGGTGGTTCTTGCGAAGTAATTTAAAAAAAGTTAAATAAAGTATTGACAAAGACCCTTACATTTGCTATGATGTAGGGGTCTTGTTATTTAAGGAGGAAAAATGAAGCCACTAAACAGACATTATTTGATCAAGAAAGAAGACAAAAAGAAAGAACAGTCCGCTGTTCTTCTTCCGGATGATTACAAGAAAGAAGAAGATCCCTTGGTTGTAGTGGAGGTTGTCGATAGTAGTGCAGACTGCCAGAACAAGATCCAACCCGGCTCTAAAGTTGTAGCAGAGAAGACAATGGTTAGAGAAGTAAAGGCTCTAGGGGAAACTTACTATCTGGTACAGGAGAATTATCTTTTGGGGGTGGTGCAATGAAAGTAGGAGATATCGTATACACAGTCTATTCAACACACGTTGTTCGTTTTGGAAGGATTACCGGCACAACTACTAGAGAAGGTTGGAATGGAGAGAACTTCACCGACTGGAAATATTATGTTGTGGATTGGTTTCCGAACAAGCAATTTGAAAAATGCTTTGAAGAAGCAAAGCCGGGTTTTTATGAGATCTATCAAGCAAAGCCAATCAGGTGTGATCATGTTTACCCTGTTGATGACGATATGAAAAACCTTTTGAGAATGGCATTGAATATAGATTAAACTATTTATAATATGCTTTCAAAAGGAGAAATGGCAATGAAAATTAATAAAAAACAACTAATGCGAATCATTAAAGAAGAAACCTCTTTTGTTTTGAAAGAGGCCTCTTTTGGTCGTGTTAAAAGAAAAATCGAAGATATGGGCGTTCCGTTCGTTATGATATCAGCTTTCAGAGGTGGGCTGTCCGGAAGAGAAAACCTCATTAGGCAAAGGACAATGGAAAATTCTGTCTCTTCTGCTGGTTTTCCTTTTATGAATATGCCCGGAAGCGGATATGCTGAAGATGTAGAAGATGGCGAAGGAAAAACAGAAGTAAAAGAGAACTCGATTCTTATTTGGGACGAAGAACGTCCGGACGCAGTTAGAATGGGCATAACCCTCCCGGAACTAGCGCAGGGGTTGGCAACGCTTTACGATCAGGACAGCTATATCTATGGAGATGGTTCCAGCATTCGAGCTTACGACAGAGATGGAATGGTGATTGACGAACCATGGGCCGGTCCTTGGAGCAGCATTCACCAAGTGTCTGATGATAATCCTTATTGGAGTACGCTCGCCGGTAAAAGAACAGCATTGGCTGAAAGCCTAGCTTATTGGAAGAGCAGCAAAGCTGGAAGCCAACTGGGCGCAAGAAGAAAACAATATCATGTAAAAACAATCCAATCCGCTATTGATTGGTTGGATAGGAAAAACGGGGGATG